GACGAGGAATAATCTAATGGCAGTATTCATGACCAATAACGTCGGCGTGAAGGTTAATTCCGTCGATCTATCAGACCACGTTACAGCTGTAACACTTAACCGATCATTTGATGAGCTTGAAGTAACTGCAATGGGCGATAGCGGACATAAGTTCGTCAAAGGCCTAGAAGCATCATCTGTAACCCTAGACTTCCTTAATGACACGGCTACTGCCAACGTCCTACAGACATTGCAAGCTGCATGGGGAACTAACGTCACAGTAGTCCTACTTCAGACAAAGGGAACCGTAGTATCTGCGACTAACCCTCTATACACTATGACTTGTTTAATCAACGGAACTACTGATATTAACGGCGCGTCAGGAGACCTAAGTATGCAAAGTCTTACATTTAACGTCTCTGGTACTATCGCAGTTGCCACAACAGGCACATTCTAAGTAACTAAACAAAGGGGCACAGCATGGCAAAGTTAATAGTCACGATGGCAGACAACAGCGTCACCGAGATCGAGATCACTCCTCGATTAGAGTACGCGTTCGAGCTATATGCTAAAAAGGGATTTCACAAAGCGTTCCGCGATGATGAAAAGCAGTCAGATGTCTATTGGCTTGCATGGGAAGGCCTTAGGTTAAGTGGAACCACAGTCAAGCCATTCGGCGCAGACTTCCTTGAAACTCTTAAGAGTGTAGAGGTTGCAGAGTCTGACCCTTTGGCCTAGGCAGGGATAGCATCCACTATCTCATTGCTCGCTTGAGCATTGAGACGGCTATCCCTCCACAATCTTTAATAGATTTAGATTCATCAATGCTACAGATGTTACTGAAAGCATTGAAAGATAGAGCAAAGGAGCAGAGCGATGCCTACAGAACTAAAAGGCGCTAACGAGCTTCGCAAAGCCCTAAAGAAGTTCTCACCTGATCTAGACAAAGCAACACGCGATGAGATGGTGGGATTCCTAAAGCCTATTGTAAAACTGGCTAGGGGCTTCCTTCCATCTAACTCAGACGCTCCATCTGGATTTGTGAAGCATGAAGTTAAGACCGCCAAGTTCCCGATGTACGATGCGGCAGAAGCCCGTCGTGGTATTGGATACAAACTGACACCGACTAAGCCTAATCGTCAAGGATGGTCATCGACTGTATCGATCCACAATAAGACAGCAGCAGGAGCAATCGTTGAGACTGCGGGACGTAAGTCTGGACTTTCAGGCAATTTTACGCCTCGCTTCTCTGGTCAATTTGCAGGCCGAGGCAAGATGCAAGGCCGCGCAATGTTTAAGGCTTACGATCAAGATCAAGGCAAGGCTAAGGCAGCCGTAATTAAGGCACTTGAAAAGGCCGCCGCTAAGTTCAATGGGAGCAACTAATGGCTGAATTACGCATCCCCATAATTGTTGAAAACAAAGGCAAGAGAGCCTTAAGCGACGTTGATAAGGGCGTTAAGGGATTATCTAAATCTTTTAAGAAACTAGCAGGGGCAGCCGGCATTGGCCTATCAACTGCTGCTGTAATTAACTTCGGCAAACAAGCGGCAAAAGCATTTATTGCCGATCAGAAAGCAGCTTCTCAGTTGGCAGTAGCAGTAAAAAATCTTGGCTTAGCCTTTGAGACTCCACGCATTGAAGAATTTATTTCTCAGTTATCTAAAGCATCTGGCGTTACAGATGATCAACTTCGTCCATCAATGCAGAAGTTATTGCAGACAACAGGATCAGTTGCTAAGTCAACACAATTACTTACTCAAGCGCTAGACGTAAGTAGAGGCAGCGGTGTAGATTTTGAGACTGTAGTTAATGATTTGAGCATGGCATACGTTGGCCAGACTCGAGGTCTTCGCAAGTATTCACTAGGACTTTCTCAAACAGAGCTTAAGACCATGAGCTTTGCAGATGTACAGGATAAACTTAGCAAGCAATTTACAGGCGCAAATGCCGCTTACCTCCAGACTTATGCAGGTCAGATGGGCATCTTATCTACAGCGGCCGGAGAAGCAACCGAGATCATTGGTAAAGGTTTAGTTGATAGTCTTTCCTTGCTTGCAGGCGAAGGTAATTCAATACAACCACTCGCCGACTCTATGCAAGAATTTGCCACCTACATATCAGATTCCATCTATGGCATTGCTGTACTTATAGACAAATTAAAGACACTTCCCGGTATGACGGGTGCTGTAGATAAATCCGATTTCTTGGGATTATTTTTAAGTGGTGCAGTCAGCAGATTGGGTAAAACTCCAGCTGGTACCGGAGGATATCCTTCATCTGCCCTAGGCGGCACGTTCATCGATCCTAACGATGCCGCTCGCAAAGCGGCAGAAGCGGCCTCAGCCAAGCGTAACAAAGAATTAGCAGCACTTCAGAGAAAGACTCTAGATACACAGAAGAAGGCTCTTGCGTTACAGAAGGCCTCCAAAACTCTCAACTTAGAAGCGATTGGTATTGAGGCAGCACTTAAAGGCAAGATAAGCGAGACGGATCGTATTTCTTTGCTATTGCAGAAGGCTATCCTCGAAGGCAATGCAAGCCTAGCGACACAGTTATCTGATCAATTAGATGCAGCCATTAAGCGCAATGAACAGCTGCGCCTTGCCTTGCTTGCTACTCCTGAGGCGCCTAATCCTTATCGCAACTGGATGCCTCCTAATATGGGTGGCGCGTTAGGCCTTGAAGATTTACGAGGCAGAAGTAGCGCCGTCCCTAGCTTTAACGTGCCAGACATGGGCGTCGGGGGCGGATTAGGTCTAGAAGATTTACGAGGCAGAAGCGCTGCTATTCCACAGATTAACATCGTTGTAGAACTTGACGGCCAGACAGTAGGCGGAGCAATACGCGAGGGTCAGATCAACGATTCACTTTCTGGATCTTTTAATCAAGTTAATCGAGGTCAAGGATTTAAGGGAGCGGTTGCTCTCTAATGACTTTACCTGCAACCATCTCGGTATCGTTCGACTTTAGCCAAGGTGCTACATTCGGCTATCCTTTTACAGTAGGCGATGCTAAATACGGCGTGATCGGCGTCAACACCTTTGCAGCATCAGAAGTACCAGAACCAGTAGTCGATCTCAGCGATGTCACTCGATCGATTAAGATTAGCCGTGGTCGTAATATCATGCGCGATACCTACGAGTCCGGCAACTGCACAGTACGCGTCTTAGATCCTGACTCATACTTTAACCCTCAGAATGCCTCTAGCCCTTACTTTGGCTTTCTTACTCCACTACGCAAGATCCGCGTAGCTGCTACTACTGCAACTACACAGGAGTTCTTATTCTCAGGTTATGTCGATCAGTATAAGTATTACTATCCAACAGGGCAGGAGATTGGATACGTTGATATCGTCTGCTCGGATGCCTTTAGACTATTTCAGATGGCTAACGTGGCTACCATTACAGACACAGGTGCTGGCCAGACTACCGGCACTCGTATCGGCAAGATCCTAGACCAAGTCTCATTCCCTACATCAATGAGAATTACCGACACAGGATCAACTACAGTCCAGGCAGATCCGGCAACAGCTCGCACATCCCTTGCAGCCCTTAAAGCAGCAGAGTTTGCAGAGCAGGGTGCTTTTTTTATTCGCACAGATGGCACAGCAGAGTTTAAGGATCGCACCGATGTCGTCGGATCTCTAGCGGCTGCACCTATTGAGTTTGACCAGACTACAGGCATTCCCTACTCTGATCTTAAGTACGCCTTTGATGACAAGCTCATCGTCAATCAGGCCAGCATGACACGCATAGGCGGCGCAGCGCAGACTGCAACTAATACAGACTCGTCGGCTAAGTATTTCCCTCATGGCACGACAGTTACAGACATGATCCCTCAGACAGATACGCAAGTCCTAGACATCGCTCGGATCTACGTAGCAACCAGAGCCGAGACAACTATCCGCATCGATGCTATGACTGTCGATCTACTTGATCCAGACGTGCCAACGGATACGATGATCGGTCTGGATTATTTTGACAATGTAAAGATAACCAATGTGCAGCCTGATTCGAGCACAATCGTTAAGACCTTGCAGGTACAGGGCTTGGCATGGGATATAACTCCTAACAGTATGAAATGCACAGTCACAACACTTGAGCCAATAGTTGAGGGATTCATTATAGGCTCTACTACATCAGGTATAATGGGCACGTCCATTATGGGATACTAGGAGAAAATCATGGCAGTAGGCTTTCCAGCGATCACAGGCGACATCTTTACAGCCGCAGACTATAACGGGCTAGTAGCCTTTACTATCGACGCAGCGCAGACTGCCGACTACACGGCTGTTATAGCCGATACCTATCAGGTCTTAGAGCTTATGAATAAAGCAACGGCGATCGCCTATAAGATCCCTACTAATGCCTCGGTAGCATTTCCTGTTGGCACAGTACTTAACATTCTTAACATCGGCTTAGGAGCATGCACAATCTCAGCCGTAACACCTGCCACTACTACTATCCTCTCAGCTGGCGCGGTTGCCGCGTCTCCAACCCTTGCACAATATAAGAGCGCGGCTTGCATTAAGACAGGCACCGACGCTTGGTACGTCGTCGGAGCTATTGGATAATGCTTAACAATCTAGTTTCTATTTTTTCTCCTCCTCCTCCGCCAGTTACTGTTACTGGCGGCACGCTTTTTACCTCTGGCGGATTTAACTATCGAGTCTTTACTGCCAATGGGTCTTTGGTAGTCTCTGGCGGTTCACTCACTGCGGATATTCTTGTAGTTTCAGGCGGTGGTGGTACAACTGGTCAAATAGGCGGAGCAGCCGGGGCTGGTGGTTTATTACTTCAATCATCTCGAACAATTACAGCCGCAACCTATTCAATAACTATCGGCGCCGGTGGCGCAGGTTCTGTCGATAATGTTACAAATGGCTCTGCAGGATCAAATACTACTTTCGATAACTGTACGGCCGTCGGTGGTGGTTTCGGTGGTTCGCCCAACGCAACAACATCTGGCGGTAGCGGTGGTTCTGGTGGTGGTGCTACTTATAATGCAGGAACTGGCGGTGCTGGAACACAAGCCAATTCCGGGGGTGCAACTGGTTACGGTTTCGCTGGTGGTAATGGTCGCTCAACTTCCGTTGAAGCTGCCGGTGGTGGAGGGGGTGCTGGCGCTGTAGGCGCAAATGCAACTTCTGGTCAAGGTGGTGCTGGCGGAATTGGTCGCACAGATTCACTAATTAATGCAATCGGCACGGCAACTGGTGCTGGACAACTTTCTGGCGGTAATTATTATTTTTCTGGCGGTGGTGGAGGAGCAGTAAATACTGGAACGGTCGGCGCAGGTGGTTTAGGTGGCGGCGGCGCTGGCGGAAATTATCCAAGTGGAACACCCGATGGAACAGCGGGACAGGTAAATACTGGTGGTGGTGCAGGTGCTCGCGGTACATCAGGAGCAGGCTTTGCAGGCGGATCTGGAATTTTCGTAGTTAGGTATGCGGCATGAGTCATTGGGCAGAATTAGACGCAGACTATAAAGTAATTCGCGTACTTGTTGGCGATAATAACGATCCTAACGGCGACGAGGGTTATCAGTGGTTAATAGATAATCTCGGCGGCACATGGGTAAAGACAAGCTATAACAGCAAGATTCGATTTAACTACGCAGGGATCGGTTATACCTACGATCCGATTGATGATGCATTCATAGCGCCTGTACCATGCGATCACGCAGAACTAACACTTAACGATCTCAAGCGATGGGAGTGTGCTACCTGTGAAGCCGAGGCTAAGCCGTTCAGCAATCCAGCTTAGAGAGCAGATTGATGATGCATACCCCGATAGAGATAGAACTTCGGACGGCTGGATCGGTGACACAAGACACGCTGCTCGCAAGTCTGATCATAATCCAGATGCACAGGGATGGGTACGTGCCATCGATGTTGACCGCGACCTTAACGGCAAAGGCCGGAAGCCCGATGTCATGCCTGACTTGGTTGATCAGATTCGACTCGCTGCAAAGTCTGGCGATAAAAGAATTAGTTACATCATCTTCGATGGCCTCATCTGCTCATCTAAAAAGGCTTGGGCTTGGCGTCCTTATGATGGGATCAATAAGCATAATCATCACGCGCATATCAGCTTCACTATCAAGGGCGACGAAGACTCTCAATTCTTTACTATACCGATGATAGG